CTAATTTCTGATGAACCCTTTGATTCATCTATTTGATCATGAATAAGTTTTTCCATTCTCCTTGCAGCTTTCTGTGCAGGAGATATATCAATCATTTGTGGGTTAGGACTAAAGCCTTCTACTAATTGATCTTCTACTTTGTCTTCTAATGATTCCGTAAAGATTCCTTTGTTATAAGTAGCACCGGGTTTTAAAACTTTTCCGTCACCTTCGTAACCAATATCATATGGGTTATCTACACGGTTACCTATATCATCAGGAATATAATCTTCACTAGGACTTTCAAGTCCGGGAGTAGGATTATTAATATCTAGATGGGCTTGACCTAATTCACCTTCAGGTATTTTCGTTTCGGCAATTCCTATCGGGAATTTACCTGTACCAAAGATAACATCTACTAACTGACCAAAAGCAGCAAGTACTTTTGTTTTAGTAATCTTAACAAAGATACGAGACTTCTCTGAGTCTCTAAACTTAACAGAGTCACTGTAAAGTCCTCTGTAGTTTTCGTAAGCTTTTAACCAACGAGTTTCATCTGCTCGTCTAGCATCTTCAGCTTGATAGAATCTACTTTGAATTGTTCCAACTAGATTTTGTTTTTGATTATCTTCTAAAGTTAAACTTTTACCAGCTTCACCGTCTACTTCTTCATATAGATTATCTGCTGTTAAAAATGTATTATCTTCTGTTGCCATATATTAATAACCAAATGTAGAATCAGTAGGTTGGTATACGTCCTTCTTGATTCTTAACATCCTTGCATGTGGATGATCTAATCTAGGTCTACTCATGATCATATACCTTAAAGCATCATAAGCATGGTCTGCCGAATGAGTATCCACATCTTCAGGATTACTCTTCGACAACGGTAGTCCTTGAAGTTCTTTAATAAGGTTAGTACACGTATTAAAGATTTGCAATCTTGGTCTACCTGTTTGCTGGTTAGGTCTTAAGTACTCATGTATTTGAACCTTCCCAGCTTGTCTATTTTTATCAGCTCTTCTAAGTTTATGACCCTTTTGAATCAATAACTCACCAATGGTAGGACCAGTATACCCAGTCCTTGACCATGCTGCTGTATCTAAGACACCAGTAATGGATTTAATTTCTGACTCTTCCATTTGAGTCAAAGTGTCTCCTAGTGCTTCACCTGTAAGACCTTTCCTGTATAATTCTCTATATATAATAAGGGTCTTATCCTCAGGGTCTATGACACCCCAGAGACAACAACTTTCAGAAGCGTAACCATAGTCAATACCTTTTAATCTTTCCCACCATGACGGTAAATCAAATGGTGGTATTACATGTACTGACGTATCAAATTCTGCGAATGCTGCACCTTCTGAAATATCCCAGTTACCTTCCAACAACTGTTTACGTTGTATGGCTGGTAAGGATTGCAACATCCTTTCATATTCACCGTCTTCAGCAAGAAAAGGATTGTCCTGTAATCTTGCTGGTATAAACTTTCTTGTTAGACCGTCTGAACCTCTAAAGCTTTTGTTTTCCTCGGCTGGTTCTACGTATCTCTTCTTTACCCAAGCTGCACCTACACCACCCGGGTTAGCTGTACATCTTAAATAAGTTTTCAACTCAGGGTTGGTGGTTCTTAGCCTTGATGCTAAATAGTTCCATCCAAACTCTGTAGGTAAGTGAGTTATCTCATCAAAACCTATCCAACTGTACGCTTGTCCTTGGTAACGATAAACATCTGCATCACGTTCCAAGAATCCAAATTCTATTTTGGCTCCACTAGGGAATTGCCAAAGCTTTTCTACTTCTTTAAACTTTGCACCTTTAAAAGCTTTAGGGTACAATTCTCGAGACTTATCTATAATCTCTCTTAGTTCTGGCATAGACCTTCTAAGTATTAAGGCTCTATGCTCTGGTATGTGACAAGATCGCAATGGGTCTATTAACATTGCAAAACTTTTACCACCACCTGCTGCTCCACCGTAAAGAACATCTTTCTCGGATGCAGCAAGGAAATCAGTTTGAGGTCCATCGTTAGGCATGAAAGCCACATGAGAACCTGTATCATCTAAATGTTTTTGTATTGGGTCAGGAAGCTTTTTAGTTTCTGACTTTGTTAAAACATTTGATGTTAAAACCTTTTCCTCTTCGTCAGCTTCTTTTTGTATCCTAGCTACGCTACGTGTTAACTTCTTAAGTTTTTGATTCTTCTTTGTTAACTTCTTTTTAGCTTGTATAGCTAGTTGTAAGCTTGACAACTCTGACGTTTTCTTTCTACCCGGTCTAAGCCG